TCTGATAGTTTCTACAGTTTGGTCTGTAGTCTTTCAGTTGTAGCTTTTAATCTCTACAGCTTCTAATCCTTTTCGTACTACAATAACAGTCATGTCATCTCAGAGTCTAGCTACATCACAAGTAATGTAAGTTTCTTCACTAGATGGAACATTGGCAGTAAATAAATCTGAAATCTCATCTCGCCTGAATAACTTTCAAGGTGTGTCATCATAATCAAAGTTTCAGTAGAGCAGTCTTTGCTTTGTTATTTCATCAGCTCTCTCTAGTTGTGTAATGTATTCAGGTGGCAAGTAAGGGTTATCTCATGCAGTAGCTCTTACGAATTTTCTATATGGTGGTAAAGTTCAAGCTTTTCGTGGTAGGTAATAATCGTTATAAACGTGTCATTTGTTAGGATTGAAACATTCTAAGAACTTTGGATGTTTCTTTATTGTTTGTCAGTTTTTAACAAAAGTGTTCTGCCTTCAGATACGAGTTTTTAACATCTCAATACCTTTAGCATCTACTTCATTTGCTTCATCAATAAAAGCTCATGTAAGCTCAAGACTTCAAAACCTAGTCCATTCAGGATCAGATGGCTGTGCTGCACAATCAAGTAAAATGATTTCACTTCAGTTAGGAAATCTGATTGTATTTGTTTGGCTGTTAAGATTTCCCCTATCTAGTTCGGGGATTTTGTAGTAATCCATAATCTTGTAGTAAGTAGCTAATGTAGTTCTTCTAAGATTTACAAGCTCCTTTCTTCAGATTACTCGCCTAGATCAAGGATATTCATAACAAGCTGACCAAATAGCAAAACATCCTAGCCATGATTTACTTCATCATGCAGCTCATCCAAATCAGATTTCAGTAGTTATATCATCTCTGAAATACTGTAAAGCTTCGTATTGTTTAGGGGTTGCTTTAAACTCTACAAACATCTTTTACTTCTTTTTAAAAACGATTTTCTTTTTAGGAGTAGCAGGTTTCTTTTCTTCTACTTCCTCTTTAAGCTCAACTTTGATTGGCTCTTGTTTAACTTCTTCTTTTACTTCTAGTTTTGAAAGAAGTCATTTAATCCATTCAATCATCTCCAAACTTCTAAGCTGATTCTTTCGCTCTAGTTCTTTGATTTTTGCTTCAAGCTCTTTTTTGATTTCTTCAATCATGAGTCATTGTTTACAGAATAAAAAATATGTAAGTCTGATATTAACCTCTCAATCTGTATCTTTTGGATAGGAGAGAAAGGTTTACAGATTACTTGTAATTGGTCGTTTATCTTATCTCGTTGGTCTGTTCAAAAATATTCTTTAACTAATTCAGGTTTATTTCTACGATGATATTTGATACATTGAGTTAAATCTGATTTGAGATATTTGTATATCTCATTTATTCTTGCTTGGTTTTGTAAGGTCATCTTTTTTTACTAATAATTGGATCTAAAGCTTCTATCTTATCTGTCACAAAGTCATGGAACTCTTGTAGGTTGAAATCTTTATAGGTTGGCATCTTTCATTCTTCTATGTCATATTCTTGAACAGCCATAAACTCACATAGCACAGTCTCAGCATCTTTGTACTGCCTTTGCACCACTTCTATTGTATCTGCAATTACAGCTCTTGGCATTCTTTGACATTTTGTTAGATATAAAATGTTTAACCTATGATTTCTTTTACTAAAAGTTCTTTTAACTCTGATTTTAGAATATATCTAGTTACATATTTGTGGCTTCTACTACTCCAAACTCATATTTCTATTACCTTCTTACTAGATTTTACTCGCTGTTCTGATATTCATAACATACTCGCTATTTGTTTTCTTGTATAAGCTATTAGTTTCATTTATGCCGACAAAAATGAAATAAACTATATCTCTTTTGTATTATTGTTATCTCAGCTATCAGTAGGATTTCATCACATGACTATGTGGATTCACTCTATCCTGATATTCTGATTTACATCTGATTCCTCCTTTACATAAGTGGTTGGTTGTCAGTTCTGAATACGATTCATTCATCGGATGGTGTTTAAATCTTTGACATTGATATTTCATTTCTGCTCCATCTGATCTAGTTTCACTTTCGTTAGCTCAATAGCTTTTGCTATGTTTCAAAGTAAAAACTCTGTACTTGGCTCTAGTTGTTTTGCTAGTTTGTTTCAAACTTGCTTAATAGCTTTCTCTGTTGCTTCTGCTTTTAGCTCTTTCTTTTCCTTTGCCCATCATTTAGTCCTTTTAGTCCAATCAGAATTGTATATCAGTCATTTATCAGTAATAAAAGATTTTACTTCATTATGCTTAGAAGCAAAAAACTCTTTCTTTAATTTGCTGTAATCCTGCTTTTGCTTAGGCATTTCATAAAGATAAAAATAAAAATCTGATTAGTGTTTATGTTCAGCTCTCCGTTTCGCTTGTTGCTGTTTGTTGATAATCTTACTACATTCTAGGCAATACTTTTTAGGTCATTTAGTGGGGAACTCTTTTCAACATAGTTTACATTGTTTCATACTATCTAAGAAAAGAAATAAATCTGATTCGTAAGAAGTGGAGATTGGATTTGAATTTCTTGTATCATCTTTTAGGTTTCATGTTATATCTGTTCATGTTAGTATTACTTGGGGTATAAATAGCATCTCTTAAACTCATTCAGGTTTTTAATCTAGTGTAGAATGCTTGATAGCTTACATGAGGTTTAGAGATGAATCTCATTCTTCTGATGTGTTCTCTCCAAAAGAACTTTACATCTCATTTGTTGTAGAGTGGATTGAGTTTGCTCATTGGTTTTGTTTAGAAGATAAAAAAGAAATCTGATTGACTAAAACTTTGTTTAGATGTTTTAACTCAGTAAGGTTATCTTTCATCGTTTGGAATGATTCTCTATACTGTAGCAACTTATCTTTCAGCTCCTTTATCTCTTTCTCCTGTTTATGATATTGAGCTATTAACATTCTTTCGTTTATTGAAATGTGCATTTTGTTTTTAAAGGAAATAAAAAAGTCTGACTATTGTGTCAGTTTTTCTGTTTCTTCAAGTAGGTATTGTTTAACTTTATCGTAGTCTTTATCTCGGATTTGTTTTGATTTGGCTTTTAGGTTATCGTATCGCTCCTGTCATCTTTTAGCGATTATCCATTCAGCAAATTCTAATGGTGTTCTATGTGCAGAAAATGCTTTTGACATCGTATGATGTCAGCTACAAAGACATATTCAGTTATCTAGATCAAATCTTGTAGTGTAGTTATTTCTAGTAAATAGATGGTGGCTGTTTAGGTATTTATCCTTTCAACAGTATTCGCATCTAAATCATGCTCTAACTTTTACAAGCTTAGACCATAACTCATCACAGAGTTTTAAATCTGATTTTCTTTTCTTTGTTTTTGCCATTAAGCCAAAATGCCTTGATATAAATCAAGGCTCTACTCACTTTGTTTACCACTACTCCAATTATACTCCTGAATTTACCTTTTACAAGAGATTTTTACTAAATACAAAAAATTGAATCTGACCGATAATTTTTAGTTATCATAAAATTCAGACTTTACCTTGTATTCACTTATTGACTTATTTATAAATAATTTAATTGTGTGGGTGAAAAAAAGTAGAGTCTATTATAATGATTTTACTTTTTTTATTTAGATAAAAATGATAAAAAGATATTTAGATTACCAATTACATACAAGAGGATTATCTGTTGAAACTCTTGTTAGATATAAAAAAACTCTGAATTATTTTGAGGGATACTTAAACACCATCTGAAAAACTACTAATAAACCTGAGGAGATAGTGCTGAATGATATATACAGTTTTACAGCTATGCTCAGTAAGAGAGGGTGTCAGATTTCTACTTGTAATACTGCATTGATCTGAATAAAAAGCTTTTTTAAATATCTCAGAATTATACTAGAGCTAGATGTTTTACACTCTAGGAGAATACACTTTAGCAGGCAACCTGAAAAAAGTGTAGGATTCTTTAATAAAGAAGAAAAAAAGCTGATTCTAGATAAAGTAAACAGCTGATTATGAAAAAGAGAGATAATACAACTAAGAAATAAACTACTTACATATATGCTATTGAATACTTGATTAAGATGCTCTGAAATTGCTAAGATAAAAGTAAG